ATGGCGGCGAAATATTTGTCAGCAAATCAGTCATGGGTGTTTCAGTAGAATATTACATGGGTCAAGATGACTACACAGACTATTTAGAACTAGGATATTCAGTAATGGGTGTTGACGTTTCATTTGGTATGTGGGACGAAGTTGGTGACAACTTGCGTATCTCTAAGTCTTTTGATCTTCCAATGGGTCTTGAAGGTGGTATTGCTTATGTAGACTTTACTGCTGACAGTGATTCAGGAATGATGGACGAAGATACAATAGTATTTTCTTTATCCAAATCATTCTAATAAGATTAGAAAATATAAAATACCTCCTTTTTTGGGGGTATTTTTATGAATAAACACTTGACAAAGTTTAAAGATTTGCTATAATATATACTGTAATTAGGTAAAGGAGTAGAAAAAATGCAAAAATTTCCAATTGATGAAGTACTAGCAGTCAGTTGTGCCGCTCACAGAATAAATGAGGGCTTCATTAAAAAGGACCAAGTAAGGTTCGATAAAAAGTTTGAAAAAACGACATGTAATAGTGACTTACTATACAATTATTTTTTTACAGATAAAAAATTTAAAGTCATAGAAGAAGATAAAACTACTGCAACTGAAGTTAAAGAGTATCTTGCAGGGTTAAGTTTTAAAGCATTAGAAAGAACTTTAACAGAATTTGAGAGCAATGTTCTTAAGTTAGTAAGTTCTCCTGAAATTGCCAAGGATAAATTAGGCATAGCCGCTAGTTTACCTAAAGTATATCTAAATAAAGTAGATCAGGATACTTGGACTGATAGAGAAATGGAATTATCCAGAACTAGTGAAAAAATTGGTAAACTACACACTAGGGAAAAAATTGATGCTACTGTAGAGTTTACTAGGTATATACCAAGAACTATGAGTTATATTGTTACCTGTAGTGTAAAAAATCAGCATATTTTAAAGTTCTTTACAGACAAAAAAATTGCACCAGGCAAAGAAATTACAGTTGAAGGTTTTGTAAAAGGACAATCTAAAGGTAAATATCATGCTGGATTTGAAACTGTAATAAATCGAATTAAATTTGTTGAAGAAGGAAAATAATTTACTATAGAGCGATTTCCCGGGTGCCCGGTGGTTTAGAGACTCTTAAAACTAAAAACCATAATTTGCGTGTCGGATGCTGGCGACAATGTTAAAACAGCGAGTATAGAAAGGACCTCCTAATATTTTAATATTTAGGAGGTTTTCCCTTGATAACCTCTCAGTAGCTCAGCAGGATAGAGCAACGGCCTTCTAAGCCGTGGGTCGCAGGTTCGAATCCTGCCTGAGAGGCCAAACTTCTGATAAATAGTATGTGGTAGACACACATAGAAGGAGTAAACTATGGCAGAGGTAGAAGGAAAAGGCAACGTACAAGTTGACTTGGAAAAATATACAGAACTTGTCTTGAAAGTTGATGAGGCACAAGACAAGATTAACGAGATGAATAATCTCAGAAAAGAATTAGCGATAGCAACTGCGGCCGCTAAACCACAAGAAAGGTTTTCTTTTGGTGCGTTATTTAGAGATGAAAATGACATCAATGAGAAGGCAATAATTGGGTTTATGAGTTTTGGATTAATGGTTGTATTTGGTGCATGTGATTTAATTACAGCATTTTGGGATATGGATTTAAAAATATCTGATACAATATACACATCATTTGTTGTAGTAACTTTAGGTTCATTTGGTATTAGTGAGGCAGGAAAAGCCTTTAGCAAACAGTAAGAATTATGAAAGAATTAAAAGAATGGCATAAAGATTATACGTTAGACTTTATTGAAAAGTATAACTTATCTACATATACCGTTGCTTGGATCAGTTGGATTAAGGGAATGGTTACAATGGCTATTCTGCTTTGGATATTTTAATGTTTATTAAACACTTTGCAAGAATGTTGACACGAGAAGAACTCAGCGATGAGGACGTTATTGTATATTTTGATATTGTGCAAAGTGTTGTTCCAACTAAATTACTAATTGCTTACGATGAAGAAAAAGCAAAAGTAGGTATCGAAGTTATGGCATACACCAGCGAAGATGACGATGGTGATATGTTTATATACGAAATTATTTTGCAGGATGAAATAGATGCAGATGAGGGTGATGAAATATCAGAAGAACTTTTTGAAGAGTTTCCAGATATTAAATTTACATTTGAGGCATCAGTAGAAGTTTAGTGCTAGTAGAAGTTCATTTTAATGGCAACGAATTCGTTGCTTACGACAAGCAAACCAATCAACAAATAACAGATAGTGCAATACTAAATGTTATATCCTTTGAACAATTTCCAGGAATTAAAGGTGTATTTGAAATAAATGTTGACACCGCCGGAAGATCTGTTATAATAGAACCATTACAAATAAATATTGGTATACAGGATATAAACACAAATGGCATTTAATAAAACATTCAATCAAGAAGAAATCGCAAGACTTAAAAAACTTATCAACGAAGGTGATACTGTTCTCCATGAAGTAGACGCTCTTAACGTAGGACTTCGAGAAACTGTTAAAGCAATAGCAGAGGAAATGGACCTCAAGCCTGGAGTTTTAATGAAGGCAGTAAAAGTTGCTCATAAGGCTAAGTTCCAAGATGAGTTCGACAAATTTGACGAACTAGAAACAATTTTGGAATCAGTCGGAAAAACACTTTAATTAATTGACTTTTAACCACTATTACTGTATAATTACAGTATGAGGATAGCACATCTATGAGTTACGTTGACGCATTTTATGATCAAGGCAAGGACATTGTTACTGTCGTTGAGCGTATTGATGGCAAACGTATTATAAAAGAAATAAGTCCCACACATAATTTTTATTATTCAGATCCTAATGGTAAACACAGAAGCATTTACGGAGACCCTGTAACTGAGCTAAGGTGTGCTAACATAAAGGACTTTAAAAAGAACTTAGGTATACATAGCAGTAATAAAACATTCGAGAGCGACATAAGGCCTCTTAATAAAGTATTAGCAGAACATTATAACGGTGCTGATGCTCCTGATTTAAATGTAGCATTTTTTGATATTGAAGTAGACTTTGATCCACAACGTGGTTATAGTAGTCCCTCTGATCCATTTACTCCCATAACAGCAATAGGTGTTTACTTGCAGTGGATGGATGCAATGATATGTTTAGCAGTTCCTCCTAAAACTTTAAGTTGGGAACAGGCACAGGAAGTTGTAAAAGAGTTGCCTGAAGTTATGTTGTTTAAAACAGAAAAAGAAATGTTAGATACATTTTTAGACATTATAGAAGATGCAGATGTACTAAGTGGCTGGAACAGTGAAGGATATGATATTCCTTATACTATAAACAGGATTACTAAAACATTAGGTAAAGCAGAAACAAGACGTATGTGTCTAATGAAAAAACTGCCTAAAAGAAGAGAGTATGAAAAGTTTGGTAGTGAAGTTGCTACTTATGACTTAGTAGGCAGAATACATTTAGACTACTTAGAGCTTTATAGAAAATACAACTATGAAGAAAGACACAGTTACAGATTAGACTATATTGGTGAGATGGAAGTAGGGGAAAAGAAAGTTCCATATGAAGGTAGTTTGGATAGACTTTACAATCATGACTTCCTAAAGTTTTGTGAATACAATATACAAGACGTTATGTTGTTAGACAAACTAGATAAAAAATTACAATTTGTTGACTTAGCAAACATTATTGCACATGAAAATACAGTATTGATTCCAACTACTATGGGTGCAGTAGCAACAACTGAACAAGCAATTATAAATGAAGCACACAGACGTGATATGGTAGTGCCTGATAAGCCTAAAGCATCTGAACGTGATAGTGCCGCAGGTGCCTTTGTGGCAACGCCTAAGAAAGGATATCATGACTGGGTAGGCAGTATGGACTTAAACAGTCTATATCCTAGTGTGTTTAGGGCTCTTAATATGGCACCCGAGACTATTGTGGGACAATTAGATCCTAGTTATACATTAGAAGAAATTACTAATGCACAGAAGTTAGAAAAGAAAAGTTTTGCTGATGCCTGGCATGGCAAGTTTGGTACTAACGAATTTGAATTTGTTAGAAGTAAAGACGTTGATCATATAATGAAGTTAGAAATGGAAGATGGTGGTGTGCATGAAGTGACAGGTGCTGATGTTTATAACTTAGTTTACAATAGTGGCCAACCCTGGAATATAAGTGCTAACGGAACAATATTTACAACAGACGTACAAGGCATTGTGCCTGGTTTATTAGAGCTTTGGTATACAGATAGACAACGTATGCAGAAGAAGAAAAAACAATCAGAAGGCGCAGAGCAGACTTATTGGGATAAAAGGCAGTTGGTTAAAAAGATTCAGTTAAACAGTTTATATGGTGCTATACTTAATCCTCATTGTAGATTTTATGACAAACGTATAGGGCAAAGTACTACACTTACAGGCAGAGCTATTACAAAACATATGGCGGCTGAAACAAACAGAATGTTTACTGGCGAATATGATTATGAAGGCGAGACAATAATTTATGGTGATACTGACTCTGTATACTTTAGTGCGGCACCAGTTATGCAGGATCAAGAACTAGATATGGATAGTGCTATTAAATTATATGATCATGTATCTGATACAGTTAGTGACACATTCCCTAAGTTTTTAAAGGATACATTTAATGTGCCTTTAGAACGTGGTGCTGTAATGATTGCAGGTAGAGAAGTTGTAGGCAGAGCAGGATTGTTTTTAACTAAAAAGCGATATGGTATTTTATGTTTAGACATTGAAGGTTATCAGCCTGAAGGCGGTAAACTAAAAGCAATGGGTTTAGAGATTAAACGTTCTGATACTCCTGAGTTTATACAAGACTTTTTAGAAGAACTTTTAGTTGATTGTTTAAATGGCCTAGGCGAAGAACATGTAATAGATAAAATTAAAGAGTTTAAAAAGTATTTTAAAGGGTTACAACCTTGGGGTAAGGGTATGCCTAAACGTGCTAACAACGTTACTATGTATACATCTAAAATGATGGAACAAGCAAGAATGCCACAAACAAATAGTCTACATAAATTAGACAAACTAAAAAATGAAGGTAAAAGTAATATGATACCTGGCCATGTTAGGGCTAGTATTAATTGGAATAACCTTAAAAAAGCGAACAGTGATGCATATAGTTTAACTATCACAGATGGTGCAAAGGTAGTTGTATGTAAACTTAAAAATAATCCAATGGGCTATACTAGTGTAGCATATCCCACAGACGAACTTAATTTGCCACAATGGTTTAAGGATTTACCATTTGATGAAGAGGCAATGGAAGAAACAGTATTAGATAAAAAGGTTGCTAACGTTATTGGTCCTATGGGCTTTGATCTAAGCAGAACTACACAGAGTGAAACGTTATCGACGTTTTTTGAATTCTAAAAAAATGGTTAAAAACTACTTGACTTATCTAAATAACAATGTATAATATTATTTTAATCTTTGGAGATACGAATGGCAATTAAAGACATAATGAAAGATGTACTTAAACATACACATGGTTTAGGCATCTTTGAAATGGTAAAGGTTACTGGTGATGTTGAAAAGACTACTATTGAAACAGTAGATGCAGACAAAACTGTAATTTTTAAAGGAGAGACACATAATCCATATCCTGAGTTTGTTGACTCAACAGTTGGATTAAGCAGGATGGCTGTATTACATGGGTTACTACAATATCCTGGATTTGATGGTGAAGGATCAGATACAAAAATTAACACACAAGAGCGAAATGGTGAAACTGTTCCTGTAGAGGTAGAGTTTACTAGTGCTGACGGTAATGATGCACATTACAGATTTATGTTAGCAGATGTTATTAACCAGCAACTTAAAGCAATTAAATTTAAAGGTGCTGAGTTTGATCTAAACATTGTGCCTAGTGATAAAAATTTAAAAGACTTAGCCTACTTTAATAGTGTGTTGGGTGCCTTTGAAGCAAACTTTAGTCCTAAAACTGATGGTACTAGTTTATGGTTCCATATTGGTGATGGCGTAAGTGACAGAACAAAAATTTTAATTAATAGTGATATTGATGGTAGCATTACAGGTG